CTGATCTAAACTCAGCATAATCCAATCTACGTAAGATTGTAAAGCGGATTATTCGCTCTCTTAACATGGCGCATCCCACTCCCACATGGACGCCGGCGCAAACCAAGTCGGCGGGTGGGGCTGTACACTTCCGTTGTGGGATCGATAACGCTATCCAAACGCAAAAAAGCCCCACCCGGACTCAAAAGCCGGATGGGGCTGCAAAATCGGAGAAAACTAACAAAGGTAATCTGGTAGGACTATACACCAAATCAGTTACAAAAGAAAACCCCGCTGCTGTCCCAGGGTCCAAACCGCGACGGCAGCGGGGCCTATCCTCACGGAAAGGAGTGCTTCCCGTGAAACTCTCTCTTACGCTTCGGCGATCTGGACGCCAGCGGGGCCGCCAGCAATCACGTCGATAGGATCACCGGTCGCCGTGAACGGCCCAACGGTGCTGCCGTCGGGGTTGGTGACCGTGGTTACGGCCGTGATAACAACGCCAGTCGATAGCGCCTGTCCGGACGCTACGACAGCCGCCAGAGCCGCGCTCAGTCCGTCCGCGCTGCCGGTGGTGCTGATTTCCGGGTCGCTCGAACTCCATGTCGTAGAAACGGTGGCGCCGGATTGAATAGTGGTGGGCTCGCCGAGCGAATCGACGAACGAAAGGGTAGCGGTAGCGGTGCCGTTGTCCAGGATCTGGAAATCAACAGATGCGCCGGCTGCTTTTTTTGCCATGTTTTTTAGTGCTCCTTCGGTCAAAGTGATTACCACCCCTGCTGGCGTGGCGGGTCCTGCAACTGCGCTCAAGATCAGTTGCAACGTCTGCGTGATCGAGTCCAACTGCGCCTGCTGCGCGGCTTGGTTTGCCAGGACCTGCGTAGTGGCCTCAAGTACGGTCATTGGCCTCCTTTTGCTGCGATGACGATAGCCGTGAAATCAGCCTCTAGTGTAGCCTGTGACGGGTCAAAAAAACTACGCGAAATTACGACGGCCAGAGTCTGTTGCGCGGGAGCGTAGCTCCACTCCACACGGACGCCCTTTGCGCTGGTCTGCCCTACGTCGGACGTAATGGCGATACCTGCGGCCTCCGCCCTGGCTTGCAGCGCGCCCCACACTGCCGGCCCGATGCCAGTGAACAGCATAGCTATTTCCCCGCCTTCAGCGGGGCCAGCATTTTGACGGTCGCGGCCGACTGCGTAACGGCACCTTTGATCGCCTGGCGGTCACGATAGCTCAGCACGAGCTTAGCCGGTTGCACGTTCGGCGCGGTGCCGATGGTCTGCGCCGCGGGAAGGAGCGCGTGAAGTTGTTGGATAAGGGACTGAATCAAGCCGTTGATGCCGCTGATAATCCCTTGCAGGTTTGCCGGGATGCCTGGGATATCCGCGATGATGAGCGGCTCCAGTATCCCAACGCATTTGGCAATTTGCGTCGCCAGCGGGTCAGCGCTTTCGAGTTCCGTTTGGATCTGCGGCGCGGCGTTTGCGACTCCAGTGAGCGCGCCTGCAACCAACATCGCCAGCGGACCAGGGACGAGCCCGGAAGCCGCCAGGCCGGTGAGCAGAATGGCACCCGCGTTAGCCGCTTCAGAAACCGCCGTCAGCGTCATTGTGAGTTGGCTCTGCGAGCAGCCGATCAGCATCATAAATAGCGCCGTCACAAGTACGAGCGCGATAAACGTTTTCGTCGTCATTTCTTTCCTTCCTTTTTTGATTCAGGGAAAACTTGCTTACCTGTCACCATCCCATAGACAGCGAGCCCAATCAGTTTGGTGTACAACCAAATCGTTCTCATGCCGTCACCAGCGCCAGGTCGGCCTGGAGTTGCGCGACGTTGACACCTGGGCACCAGCCGGGCTGCGCGGCTTCCGGAGGGAGTATCGCATAGGATTCATCGACGCACTCATCCCACCAGGCCCACGTAAACTCCTGGGTATTGCCCCACGTCAGGACCGTGCCTCCCTGCGGAGTGTAGCCCGTCAGAAAAACCGCGTGGCCATCTCCCGTCAGCGGCCCGGGTGTCCAGGGCTGGCGCGCGTCAAAGGCTTCGTCTGCGCCCTCCTGAACCTGAAAGCCGAGGTAGACGCCGCCGAAAAGATACGTAGACTGCATGACGTTGACGTGGTTCTTGGGGTTGAGCGCGGCGAAGCCCAGAATCTTATCACCGTCAAAGGCATTTTGCCTCCAGTCGGTCATGACGGAAAGCACGTCAGCGCCGGTGTCTTGACCGCCCGTGAAGGCCAAATATGCCGCAACGACGGACGGCCCAGCCAGAATGTCGCGCTGTCCGATTAGCCCGCGAAACGCTGTGACGGCATGCGCCTTCGCCGCAAAGGTGCAGTCGCCATACTGGTCGTTTCCATCCATCGGGAACAACACTGTTGGGTCCGACTGCTTCAGCGCGGAGTAGACCCGCGGCAGCACACTGTATGCCGGCGGCGGTGGAGGAAGCGCAGGCATCAAATACTTGCCCATCCGGAGTGTGCGCGAATCGAACCGCGCCGGGAGTTTGCCGGTGCAGTACTTCATGCGGTCCACCCGAATTTCGTTGCCAGGATACCAGCAACGGTATCGCTTAGTGACTGTCCGCGCTTGTCCGCGAGAGATTTCAGTTTCTCGAATAGTATCGGGTGGAGCAGCGTCGTGACTTTCGGCCGGTCCAGCGCTTTACCGTCTTTGCCTTTATATTTCGGTGCTCTCATACTGCCGAAGATTGTAGCAGCAAAGATGCTACTTGGCTAGACCGTAGACCCGCACCGTTCCCGTATATTTCTTAGTCGAGCCGCCGTCCGATAAAGCTGCTGGCAAAATCCGCATCCCGCCGCGCCTTGTCCTCTGCGATTCTCGCGGCTTTGGCATCGGCTTCAGTTTTGGCCTCAACCGGGTATTTGTCAGCCCACGCTGCCAATGCCGCTCTAGCATCGCCGATAGTTTGGAAATACTCGCCGGGCCAGTCGCGCTTGGACTCCGCACGGTCAAACATATGCTCGATCCGGTTACGCTCCATGATGCGATGTCAATACTTTTTTGATTTATTTTTGAGGTCGTGGTAAGATCTCGTTATGGCAAGTCAACCTAGCGGACCGGCAGTCGCTGAGTCGGCGCATGCCCGCACTGCTGCGGCCTCTGCGGCTCGGCGCAAGCCAACCCACTGCTCAGCCTGTGGGGAGCTGCTGCCGACTGCGCGGGCGGCTTGGGTGCACTGCCGAGGTAATGGGATGCGTGGAAAGATTGGAAGACCAAAGAGGGTAATATAATGCCGTCTGGCCGACTAACCGTCTATACATCGCAGGTTGCGGATGAGATTTGCTGGAAATTGTCCGAGGGTCAATCACTTAGGTCTATCTGCTCCGCTGATGGTATGCCGAGCGAGGCGGCGGTAAGGCTGTGGGTGATCGACGATCGCAATGGTTTCGCTGCGCGCTACACGCGGGCCAGAGATATAGGGCTCGATTGTGACGCTGACTCGGTCGTTGATATCGCGCGCGCCGAAAAGGACCCGAACCGCGCACGGGTCATTATCGACGCCATCAAGTGGAGGACCTGCAAGTTGGCGCCGAAGAAGTACGGGGACCGCCTGGAAGTGGCCGGCGACAAAGACTCGCCTCTCACGATCAACGTCAGGCGTCATGATCGGGAGTAACCGTTGCGCTATGTACTATTTCGTGCTAATCTTCGGGCTGTGATGGCCCTGTGGCGCTTGTGGTCGCGATTCTGTGAGTGGATGTCCACGGAAACGTGGCAAGAACCACTGAATCAGTGCGACTGCAAGATTGACGACAGATTCACAAAATCCTGCGAGCTAATCGCAACCCTTCGCGCCGATCATCAGAAGCAGCTTGACGACTTACGCGCTGTCATTGCTCAACGAGCCAAAGAAGAACATAAACTACCTCTGCCGGCCAGAATGCAGGCCCTTCGCAGCTTCATAGGAGAAGACGACGATGCCGCGTGACCAAAAAGGCAATTTCCACAATTCCACTCAGCGGGCAATCGGTGCCGATAAGCGCGCCGGTATGGGCAAGCCTTCGAAAGTAGACGAAATGTCGCCCTCGATGGATAAGGACCAGATGGCATCCGAGCCGGAGCCCGGTGGAGTTCATGAGCACCTGGCAGCGATGCACGCGCAGATGGGCGGAAAGCACATGCACGTCCATAGCGACGGATTCAGCCATACCACGCACCAGGTGGGGGAGGATGGCAAGGTCGAAGGACCGCACGATCACGAAAACATTGATGCCCTGAAGGAACATATGGGCAAGTTCCTGGACGAAGAAGCGCAAGAACCACAAGAAGCACCGGCCCATCATGGGATAGGAATAGGAAAAGGATACTAAACGATGGCTCTCAGCAAATTTGCAGGACAATTTAACACACTCGATTATGCTTACGGCATCGTCTCCAACGGTGCTTCCCCGGCCTATCTGGTCGTCAACAACGGCAACACGGCGACGGGCGCTCAAACGGTCCAGTTGCAGTTCCAGTACGCCTCGACGCCCGATGGTGTCAGCTTTAACCCTCTGAATACAAACGCCCCGGTCACGGTAGGCGTAGGCTCCAATGCCGAAACGATCACGCCGTCATCGGTCAGCAACTCTCCGGTATACGGTCAGACCTCGTTCGGCGCAACGTTCGCTAACCTGCACGGACAGGGCGATCTGGTCGCGTCCGGCACGGTGGGATTGCAGGAGGCCATTAACGCGGCAGTTGCGTATGGCGGCGGTATCGTGATCATAGACGCAAAGTGGACTGCACTTGGCGGCACTCAAGCGATCCTCGATGCAGCTATCAATACCCTGCCGTCCAATGTCGGGATCAGTGACAATCGCTCGGGTGGAGTCGCTTCCGGCTCTATGAGTGTCACGCAGAAAGCGACACTGGCACAGCTGCTGGCGTTGCATACTGTCGGCATCTCCCTGGTGCCGGCCATCGGCGCTTCCGGCCTGCTTGGGCTGGTTTCCTGCGTTGTGGACCTGATCTATGGTTCTGCGGCGTTCGTTGGCGGCGGTGCTGTTACGGTGAATTACGGACTTAACGGTTCGGCGGCTTCCACCAGCAACATCGCGGCGACCGTGTTTACCGGCCTGGCGGCGAATCAGATTGCCACATTGATCGGCCCGGTATCGTTGGCCTCTTCGCTGTGCCTGAATAAGGCGCTCGTGTTGCAGGCGGCTTCCGCTGATTTCACCGTGGGAACTGGCGCAAGCGCCATTATCACCACCACTTACCGCACATACGACGGTCTCTCGTAGGGGTAAACATTGCCGTTCGTAAGCCGTAGTCAGCAGCGATGGGGTCACACCAAAGCCGGGGAAAAGGCGCTGGGTGGTCCCACTGCTGTGTCGGAATGGGACAGTGCAACTCCCAAGGGCAGTTTGCCTGAAAAGAAGGGCGCTTTAGGGAAGCAGATCAGGGCGAAGGTGAAGAATGGCTAATTGGATCAAGAGCGCGGTGAAGCACCCAGGCGCACTGACGGCGGCGGCTAAACGCCATGGAGTTTCCAAGCTTCAAGAAGCAGAGAAGGAGTCGAAGTCCAGCAACCCCCATATCAGAGCCCGCGGGGCGCTTGGCAAGCGGTTCATCAAGCACGAAGTATGACTCCAGAAGAGAAGATTTCCAATATTGAGGATCAAATCAAGCTCTGTGAAAAGGGAGAATTGAGGGGTATCCTCTGCCCCTATTGTGGGCTCCAGAACACGGAGACGGACCACAAACTGTGCTGCGCCGAGATGGGGCTAGTGGTCTGGGCGATCATGCGGCGGCAGGCCACGAATGAAGTGGTGGACAGCGCGAAGCGAGTAGCGGATGCGGTGGCGGACATGGCTGCGAGGAACAATTGAGCCCACAACTCGAAGCACCGGAGACTGAAGCGCCGGAACAACCGGAACAGTCGCCGTATGGTGAGCATAACGAACAGCTACCAAAGCAGTTAGTAGACCTACTCCGCGACACAATCCAAGAATTCCAGGGCCAAGAGAAGTTCTCGCGCCGCCGCGAGGTTCGCAGAGACCGGCGCAACCGATTCTACGAGGCAGGATTCCAGCATCTCCAATGGTCGAATAGCGGGAATAGTGGATTTATCCAGCTTGTTCCCGGCGGGACAGTCAACAACTCCGCAGGTCAATCTCAGCAGTGTCCGCAGTACATGGACGCTTACAACATCTTCTTTCCGTACTTCCGCATCATCCAAAGCGTACTAACTCAGACACTTCCTGGCGTTGACTTCCAGCCCATCGACCCGTCTAACCCCGAGGATATCGACAAGGCAAAGACCGCAGAGGATTACGCGCGTCTGTTCGATCGCATGAACGATATCAAGGACACGATGGGGCAGATCGTCCGCATGATGGCAATGAGCGGACGCACGGTATCTTGGACTCGCACCGACGAAGACGCGCAGCGGTTCGGGTACGATCCACCGGATAGTACCCACCCTAAGAAGTTCCAGCGGGTTACGATCCATGGGACTCTAGAAACCAAGGTTCCGATTCTGGCGCGTGAGTTCGATAAGTGCTTTTTGTACTGTTTCATCTACGAGGATCACGACGTAAAGTACTGGCGTGACGAGTACCCGGACTTCGCGGATGACATCAAGGCTGGCACGGCGGCGGTTGGTGAGAGCCAGTACGAACGGTACGCAAGATTAGGAGTACTCAATGGCGCGAAAAGCCAGAGCCAAATCGGGGACGCCTTATCACACATTTCTAGTGGGGTGCATGCGTTTCTCCGGCCAGCCGCCTTTACCGGATCAGAATACGACGCACCGTTTGAGGGTGGTGGAACGGTCAAGGATAAGCTATCTGAACTCTTCCCCGAAGGGGCACGGGTCTGCTTCGTCGGTGACGTCTACATAGGCTCCTATGCAGAGTGCATGGATGACCATATCGACATTCAGTTCCCCTATCAGGGCGACGGTCAGTCTCGCACGCCGTTTATGGAGGCTATGGTCGTCGTACAGGACAATTTCAACGATCTTTGCAACTGGATTCGGGAAAAGGTAGACACTGGCGCTGGCTCAACCTGGATCGACGGCACGCAAGAGGAAGTAGACGCAGTAACCAGCCAGCGGGCCGCGCCGAATGCCATTCGAGCATGGAAAGCGCACCCAGGCCAGGCTTTAGAGCAATCGTTCTACAAAGAAGAGGAAGTCCAGATACCTGAGACTCTCTTCAATTTGCTCGAATTCTTGCGGGGTACGCTCCCCGAATTTTTACTGGCTGCGCTTCCTTCATTGCAGGGCGGCCAGATGTCGGACAACAAAACCGCGTCTGGTTACGCTCAGGCAAATGCGCAGGCCAAAGGGCAACTTGCAATTATTTGGTCACGAATGCAGCGGATGTTTGCCCGCATCCGTTATCAGTCGGCGCTGGCAGCTTCGCTCGAAGAATCCCAATCCGGCACGATCACCATTCCGGGAACGGAATCAGATGAAACTGTCAGCGTCGATATGGACACTCTCAAGAAAGGGAACTTCGGCTGCTATCCCGATGAAGATTCTAGCTTCCCTGAGAGCACAGCACAGAAGAGAGCCACGCTTCAGGGACTCCTGACTCTTGCAGGCCAGTCTCCGATGGTGGCGCAATTGCTTGATAACCCTGACAATGTGGAAGAACTGAAGCGGTTGAACGGTTTCGAGGAATTGACGCTGTTACCGGCCGAGGCTCGAAACAAGCAGCTAACGGAAATCGAGATTCTGCTTACTCAGGCCCCGATCCCTCCCGATCCGATGCAGGCTCAACAGGCGATGGAACAGCACGCGGCAGGCAGTATTGCCGCGAGGCATGCCGGACAGCCAGGTCCCCCGATGCCTGATATCCAGCCTCAGCCTTCGATCCCCGTCCAAGAGCTTGATTTCCACCAGTGGGAATTCGAGAAGTGCCAGGAGTGGCTGTCAAGCGCGGCCCGTAGGGATCAGGACAAGCGCGGTAACCAAGCCGGCGTTCAGAACGTTATCCTGCACGCATTGCAGCATCGGGCGATGATGCAGCAGATGATGGCACAGCAAGCGGCACTTGCAGCACCACCGGCTATGGCGAAACAGCCGACAGCACCACCCAAACCACCAGAGAAACCCGCGCCTACAGCGGGATTACCAGAAGCGGCATAGGAGACGGAACATGGCAGACGACTTTGCGGCAGTAAGCGCACCTGAGATTGACTTGGGCGGAGCTGAAGATACCGCGAGCACAGAAACGCAAGAAATAGGGTCAGAATCAACCGAAACAACTGATTCTATTGCTGATGAGCGCGCGCAGGAAACCAAAGAGTTCCACGCTGTCGAAAACGGCAAGCTATCGGCTGAAGCCAAGCAGACCATCGAAGAACTGAAGGCAAAGAATCCGGCACTTGCCAAGGCTCTCCAGCGGTCGCTGTTCGCGGAAGATCGCCTGCGGCGAGAACTCCCAGGCGGATTCAAGGAACTCGAGCAGCTTCGCGGGCAATTGGAACCATACGGCGGCCCTGAAGGGCTGGAACAAATCCAGGGCGAGCTGAAGGGCTGGCAGGACTTCGACCAGAGTTATACGTCCGGCGATCCGAAGGTACTCGAATTCATCACAGAGACGCCGGAAGCGAAGGACGCTTTCCTCAAGATCGTCCCGAATGCCATCCAGAAGTGGTCCGAGTTCAACCAAGAGGGCCACGACGCTTACATGTCGCAGATCTTCCTGGCGACGATGAACGCGGCAGACATCGAAATGAATGTCCGCCTATTATGGAACGCAGTAGGCGAGAACCCGCAGGCTCAAGAACTGGTGAAAAACCTGATGGGCTTCGTTCAATCCATCAAGGGAATGGCATCGAAACCAGTTTCAGCTCCCAAGGTGGCGCCCACAGCTCAAGACCCGCGGACCTCTGAACTCGATAACCGGGAGACGCAGTTACGCCGGCAGGAGTGGACAGGCGAAACCAATCAGCAACACGGCAGGATCTTCGGTGAGGCTTGGAAGCGAATTGCAGCTACCGTGCCGGCCGATAAACAAGGTCTGGTGCGTAGGCTCTACGGGATTCACTTAGGGGAGAAAATCAAAGCCAGGGCGAATTTCGACCAGAATATGACGCGGTATTTCGATGCGAAGCAGAAAGACGGATTTCTCCGGCTGCATGAGTCCACATTTAAGGACCTTGTGCCGCTGGCGCTACGCTCCGCTATGGCGGAGGCTGGATTGGGTGCGAAGAAAGCCGCGCCGCCGCCTGCCAACGGAGTGCCCCTGAAGCCTCCCGTGGGCCAGCAACCACAAGCTGGATGGGTGCGATTGAATAACAAACCCAACTTTGCGACGGAAGTAGACCGGAAACAGACCAGCCCCGAGATGTACTCGCGCAAACAGGCCATTCTGAAGACCGGAAAGCGCGTCACATGGGCATAATGTGCCCGAGATCGACTTAAT